ATAAATCTCAGTGAGATATCGACGAATAATTTCAATTGGTTTGTAATTGAAATAGTTGTAGGCAAACACCAGGCCAAATTGGCCTTGTGGAAGGGTGGCCATGATGGGCTGGTCAGTTCGGTCTGTGATCACGTACTCTCGTAGACGACGCTGATATTCGGGTGTGAACTTTGACACAGCCGGCTGTATAAGATCCTGATGCTGATCCACAAGATATAGCGGATCCATGGGCACCAAATCTTCAATAAAGGTAGCCGTGCCTGGCCGAATAATCATGCCCGGAATTCTCCAGTCGCTTAGATTTCTCAAGTGGCTTCGCAGCAGAATATTACTGTCCTCGTCAATGCCCAGCCGCCGATTGAGAATGTATTCCGTGCTTTCAAAAGGCATTTCGTGATCAAACACCCTTTTGCTTTCAATAAAATACTGTGGCTCGTATTCCACAACCAAGTGGTGCAGTCGTTGTTTCAGTTGAGAAAGTGTGTTTGAAAATTCATCAACACCCACAGCAATACTGGAAAAATTCTGTCTGAGATTTTTGCCATACGAGTCCAGTTGTATTGAGTGATTGCCCACCACATGCAGCACACTATCCAGCAGCCGCACAGTTTCCTGCGTCTCGGCATGAATACTCAGTGAGTCTAGCAAGTTGATGTAGGCAACAATGTCTTTGAGCGTCATGAGAAATCAAATAAACTTGTAAATGTATTTTCAGTGTTGGTTGCTGCCACAAGATCCCATTCCAGTACGCCCAGCAGGTTGTCAATCTTTTGATCCACAACTGTGGCTTCCATTAAACTGTTGTCAAATGGTAGTTCTGTAAACCAGGTGGGCAAGCGTTGTTCATCTGTGGGATATCCAATTGACGTCCAGCCCAGAGCATTTGACTTGAGCTTGCACACAATGGTCTTCATGCCGTCCACAATCTGCATGCTGTAGTTGTCGCCGTTCATTCGTCGCATGTTGTTCCAGTTCAGAGCGGCTCTAACATGTCCAGGCATGTTGGCTCGACCTTGTGCTGCTTCCGCAGCACCATACTTGGTCAAGTTGTTCACACGCTTGGGTGAACCTTTTTCCCAGCCCGGTCGTTCCATGAATTCATATTTGAACTTGCGAATATGTTCAATCACGTCATCCCGTTGTGTACCACTCAAGATCTTGTTTAGAATTTCCAGCAAGAACTCTTGAATAACCTTGGGCGTGTCACTGCGTTTTAGATCCAGGCCAGTGGCCTTGGTCTTGCCAATCTTGCCGCCCACATCCAGTCGCTTGCCTTCAAGGTCAATGATGTTCACAGCATACCGCTTCTTGGTAATAAACAAACTGCGATCTGCCACCATCTCACGACCACACTTGATCAGTTCGCCCATGTCTCGCGGACAATGAAATGCCTGCTCCATAAAGCCCGGGAACGAATCATTCACCTGATCCGCAATGGAATCGTACAAGGCAATGCAAGTTTCCTTGCTCCAGTCCATGCGACCTTGTGCCACTTCGTTTTTCAACACAGACCAAGCACTGAAATAACAACTGTCTGTGTCGCCGTAGATAACAGCTTCACCCACGTGATCATATTTGCCAGTGATACACTCGTTGATGTATGCATCCATGTGACGGGCAATTGCACGACCTGTGAGTGTGGTTGATTGTCCTATGCGCTTGTCAAAGAATCTACAACCAGGATTCAAAATAGCACCATACAAGCTGTTCAAGTTGATCTTCTTGACCAGCTGTCGCTTGTCCCAGAACGCAATGTCCTTGGGATCAGTTGCTGCTTTTTTCTTGGCCTGCATGTCCTTGCGTTCACTATACCAACGTTCCAGCAGGCCAGGAATGATACCTTTTTTCTCATAGGTAATAATGGTGCCGTTGGCAGTGAGAATCCAGGGCTGGCGACTGTCAAAGATCAGCGTCCAGATCTCTGCCGCCGAGTGTGTGCTTTCTGATCCGTCTTGCCAGTCAATGGTGATTTCAGTGCCGACCTCGGTGTTCATCACAGCGGTGTATTCGAGACTGCCAAACAAGTTCTCCCAGGCATCTGCAAACTTGCCCCCGTTCTTGGCCATCTTGTCCCGGATATAATGATCAGTCATGGTCTGGCGTAACTGACCCACAATGGTCTCTGGCCCCATGTTCTGTGCTCGAATGGCTGAGGGATATAGACTGTTGATGTCAACCGATCCCACCCATTCATGCAGACCTTTTTTGGGATATGCAACATAGGCACCGGCTGCTTGATTGTCTTCCGTATCGTTGCGTTGCTTGCGGTTGGGCACAACAAATCCACGTTCATGTGCTTCCACAATAATGGCCTGCTCAGTCACTGCCACAGCACCCATTGTGGTTTGTAGCAGCACAGTGTTGGCATGTGCCAGTTCATTGGCCAGTTCCAGAAAGCGCAGTTTCTTGTCCAGTTTGTCCAAGAGTGCAGTATCCTGCCGATTGTATTCAATAAACTTCTTGAAGTGTTGATTGTACAGCTGATCCAGGGTGCCTTCAAACTGTGTCTTGTGTTCGCCCAGCTCGTATTCAGCAATAGCATCCAGGCTGTAGCTGTGACGTTCTTCATAGGTGTACTTGCGATACAATTGCATATAGTCCATATGCACTCGCCCCACCAGGTCGTAGGTTTCTTGTTCAGCACCAAAGCGTTCAAACATGCGCTTCTTGGGATGTTGACCCCAGAGACAGAACTTGCGAGTATCATCCTTGCTGAGCACTCGGATGGTTCTATTGATGGTGTAGGGAATATCATAGCCCTCTGAGTTCCAGCCACTCAGTACATCTGCGTCGTCGATCAAGTCCAGGAACATCTTGATCATTTCACGCTCGTCTTCAAACAAGAATGTGTTGTCAAAGTCAGCAACCAGTTCCTGTGCAGTAGCCATGCTCATGTGCTTGGGCGGCACAGCCATGGTGACCATTTGATCCAGCCAGTTCAAGTAAACAGAAATAGCAGTGATGGGATTGAACGGATCGTCCACTGGTGAAAATCCACGATCTTTGTTGAAGTCTACTTCAATGTCGAAAAAGGCTGTGTGCAGTTCCGGGGCATCTTGCCCTTTGTAGTTGTCTTCTAAGCAACGAAAAATTGGGTTGATATCGCTTTCGTACAGTTGCTTGCTGGAATGCATGCTGACTTCTTTGCGAAACTCTTTGTTGTTCCTGGTGCTGAACCTTGACACCGGTGTGTCATAGATGCTGCGATGTTTGCCCCTGGGGTCATCGTAGTAGAACACAAAGTTTGCTGGATATTCCCTGTAGACTCGATTGCCATTGCGGCGTTCTACCACGTGAATGCGATCGTGGGCACGATCAAAAAGACTGTCAATATAACTCATGTATCTCCGTTTATGGCCGGTAGGCCGTGATTCATGCTTGTAACGTAAGCGACTCGTAGATATTTATATTAGACATTGTGTTGATATTATAAACCCGCAAACCAAGTTCCAGGTAAACTTTTGACAGAATCAATTGCTAATTTGGCTTGATTGAACTCTGGATGAGTTGGAATAAACACGTCGTGACGTTGGAATTCACTGGTCAACCATGTTCCCCAGTTGGTTAGTCTTGAATACTCGACTACATCTACATCAAATGTTTGGCACAAATCATAAAAATCTTTTATTTCTTTATAGTTTTGCTGTTGTACTATCATCCTGGTGTGTAGCTTGATTCCCAATGAATGTTTTTTATTTTGCAAAAATTTCATAGAATCCAATATGTTGTTCCAGTGTCCGCCTCGTCTGAGTTTTTCGTATGTTGGACCATGTGCAGCATCAATTGATACAGTAATTTTTTCTACAAAATTGTCAAGGTCTGATATTTTATGCCAGCGTTCGGGGCACAGTAACCCATTGGTACCAATGTGTAGCTTAAAATTAGGAAATTTAATTTTTTCAATACTGTTAACAAATGACATCAGCAGCTCACTGGCAAACAATTCTCCAGTGCCACTGGTTTCTAACACAATTCTTTGATTGCTGGCTTGTGAAAACAAATTGGCAGAAATTAGTTTGCCCATCTGTGCCTGTTGTTCTTTCTTTTCGTCTGGTGTTTTGACAATGCCTGTTCGACAACTGGGACAACTTAGATTACATGTGCGGTCTCCTTGAAAACTGATGTGATGCGGCATTTCAAATTGTGTAGCATTACTCAGTAATTTTTTTACATTAGGCGGCACGGTTGACAGGTCATTCAATCCGTTACTGGCTATTACTCCACACAGTTTTTCATTGCAGTATTGAAACGTTCCGTCAATTATACTTTGTCTAATCTCTTGCGCGGCGTCTGATGCAAGAATTGAAGCCAGTGTGTTTTCTTTGAGATTTCCTACCACAGTTGGTAGCCAGGCACCGCACCCACACATACGAACCCCACCATCTAGTGTCACTTCGATCATTACAAATGGCGACAGGCATATTTTACCTTGGAACGGTTTGATAGGAAATTTTATCATTTGCGATTCAAGTCGTTTGTGACACAGTGTATACCAGCGTCCCAAAAATAACGATGCCTAAACGGCGACACATGTACGTCAATTCCATATCGTGCGCAAGCCTGTTCAACCTGATCGTTGTGTGAACTTACCACAATATTTTTTTGATCAATCACCAGTATGTTAACATCAAAAACAGTTTCGCTTGCGTTGCCGACCCAGGACTCGAAGTAATGTTCAACCATATGCACAAGATCAGGATCTGATTCAAACCCCGGAATGTTCCAACGACCGCGATTGTGCTTCATGCTGGATCTAAATTCAGCAGTGTCGGCATAGGTAGACGCTGGAAGATACACCACCTCCCAGTCAGGAAATGTATCCGAATAAGTAGGAACGTCACGTAAACTTATAATCAGGCCTGGTGTTACTGGACAATATGTGGAATCGCCGTGGCCGCCAGCGTTGACAATTTTGTTGCGGGTATTGGGAAACTGTTGATTGATACGTGTCAACATCATACTTTGATCTTCATCATAACTCTGTGTGGCAAAGTATAAGTCTTGCCCAAGTCTGCTGACAAAACATCCAGACACCACGTCAAGATCAGTGTATTGCAATTGATTGCCTTGAGCCTGAACGTCTTGAAAAATATTTTGATAACATGCTAGCTTGGCCCAGTGTTGATCTAAATCACGGGCCCGGAATGTGGCCAGATCTAAATCAGACTGATTGGAAAAAACTCGGTGTGCATGACTACTGTTGGGAATTTTTGGAACCCACAACTGGTCATGAATCATGACAAAGTAATCCCTGGGTGTCACAGGTGGCACAATCCAGCGTCCATGGCATTTCAAACTACTGGAATCAGCAGGCATTTCAGGACGCAGCACCCGAATACCAAACCGCCCTTGTAATAACTGTATCAACGACTGAAAGTCTTGTTCGGTCTCATCTGCCAACTGTTCAAAATGCCGTCGTGTGTTGGCATTTTGTATCCACGAATAGAATTCCGGAGGATAACTTTGGCCTACCACACATACTTTCAGTGGATCCCAATGCTGGAACACCGAATACATTAGAGAGTTTTGCCCACAGTCTCAAGAATTGTTTCTAATAGTTCGTGATCTTGTTTGGCTTTGCCAAACTCAGCTTTGTGTGCTAGCTTGATCGCCTTCTTCAAAACGCCAGGCTTGATTTCAAGCTCTTCGGCAATGGCTTTGACTGTGTCATTGAGGCCGCCGGTTAGAGTCTCAATTTCCTGAGTTACTTGCATACCTTCGTTGATAAGTTGGGTGAGTTTGATCTTTTGATCACCATTGAATGTTTTACTCATAATCTATTCCTTTGTTAAGTTTTGTACTGCATCTCTTGTGTGCAGTATGTAGTATAACAAATTTTGCCCAGGGTTGTCAAGTTCCTTCAGAATATTTTTTTCCTTTAGTACTAGCACTACATACAACATGGACATTGTGGTAAACGACTATCTAACATGGGAACGAGCAGAACAAGCAGATTTGGCTCCTGCGCCTGTATCGTGTGCTGTGCATTTTCCTGAATGGTGGAAAAATTTACGTGGTGATCTGCGTGAATATTTGCCGGCCAGCGGAGACCACAGAAATCACACTGCAAGATTATGTTCGGGCTTGCGCGGGGCAAGTCAATTGGGATGGACTATTCCATTGGATGCTGTGCTGCATACTGGTATCACAGCTGGTGCCTGGCGGTATGGGCATTTGCTGCAAGAAATGTTGCATGGAACTCCCTGGGCTCAAAAGGTTGACGGCGAATATGTGTGGGATCGTC